GCTGTATCTCCAACAGCTCCTTCAAATCCTGCAGCTCCTTCTGTCATTGCTCCTATGGCAATATTAGCTGCTGCTATTTGTGCTGCATCCATACGACCTTCACTCCATGATGCACTATTACCATCACTAATACCACCAGGAATTGGAAGAAAAACAACTTTACTTGATTTTATTCTTGTATCAGACATGGATTTTTCACCAAATCCTAATCCTCTCACTTCAGATGGTTTAAATTCTAAAGCAGAAAATTTAATTAAATCTTGTCCACTACTATCAGCTCCTGATGGAAATACCATATATCCACCTCCACCTCCACCTGTTCCACCACTTCTATAATTTCCACTATTTCCTGATTGATTATTTTGAGGAGCAACTGAATTACTAACACCTGTTACTCCTTGATTATTAGCATTAACGTCCCAGTTTGCTGTTCCTGGGTTTGCATCATTCAATAAATTGTAAGGTGGTGTACTTGCTGCTTGTTCTGGAGCACCTAAAAGATCATATGCATTTTGAGCAATCCTCTCTGCATGATTTTTTGTTGTTGATGCATTGACTGGATGCTCAAAATACTGATTTTCTGCAGTTGATGCATCCTTAGTTGCAGTAAAATTATTACCATCTTTTGGATCAATAGTACCAATAGTTATATCAGTTCCACCAGGAATAGATTTTACTACTGCAATATCTCCATTTTCTTTATTTACTACTGTATAATACTTTGCTCCTCTTAAATTTCCTGTTTGTTCTCCAGCTTGCCAATTACCAACTGGAAATTGGTTATTAGTTGAATTATCTCCATAGACATCACCCCAATAATCAGCGTCTCCTGGTTTTGCTTTTGGATTATAGGTTAAAATAGACATTATAGAATCTTTTTATTTATTTAGTAAGAATTTTCCGTATTGTAATGCAAGTAACTCATCTAGTTCTTGGAATTCGACTAAATGAAGTTTTCCTGCAACTTCTGCCCATGTATAATTTCTATAATCTTGCCAATGAAAGTTTAATCCTCTAAATCCCCATTTAAATAAATCCACACAGGCAATTAGTGGATGTTGGTCATAAGTTATGTTAGGTGT